ACTGTGAAAGGGGCGAAGACCCTACACCAGAGGCGCAGGATAGGGCCAAGTTTGTGCAGCACTGCTTGGACAACTGGAACGGCAACCCTGTAGCTAACACAAACGGGTTTAAAGATGCTGTGTATGATCTTTGTGACGGGGTAGGCAAGGGCTTTTCTGTGCAAGAAATCATTTGGGAAGCGTCCAGTGAAGGCATTCGCCCGAAATCAACATATTGGCTGCACCCTCGATATTATGGCTACCCGTTTGATGAGCCTAATTTGATGCTGGCACCAAATGCAGACGGTGTGTATGAAGAATTTCCTGCAAACAAGTTCCTGATTGCGATTTACAAGAATAGATCAGGCAACTCTATGGGCTACGGTCTGCTTAGGCAGTTGGCCTATTGGTGGAGTGGTCAGAACTATTGCCGCGATTGGCTGCTTAACTTTGCACAGGTATTTGGCCAGCCTTTGCGTTGGGCAACCTACGACCCCGGTGCAGCAGCACACATTAAGAATGATATTGCTGATATGCTCGAAAACATGGGGGCAGCAGCATGGGGAGCATTCCCAAGTGGCACGCAGGTAGAGTTTAAAGAGGCAGGCAAGAGCGGACAGGATAACCCGCAATCCTACTTTATTGATTTAGCGGATAAACTGTGCGACATCGCAATCTTAGGCCAAACACTGACAACTGACGTTGGCGATTCTGGCAGTAGAGCACTTGGGGATGTGCATCAGGATGTGCGTACATCGCGCCTGCAAGATGTGTGCAACTTTGCTGCTAACACAATAAACGAGCAGTTAATCCCTGCCATCTGCGAATTGAACTATGGGCACCATGAACAGGCACCGTATGTTGTGCCTGATTTGGCTGGCCCCGGCGATCCTACGACAGAGGCAACACGTGATCAGATTCTGCTCAACAGTGGTGTAGCCATGCCTAAGCAGTGGTTTTATGACAGGCACGATGTCCCTGTGCCAGAGGCTGACGAGGATATAATTGCACCACCTGTTGCCCCTGCGCCTGCTGGCCCTGCCTTTGCGAAAGATGCTGTTGTTGATGCGGCATCACGTGCAGAACCGACATCTAGGGACAAGCTGCTTAACAACGTCATTGAGGATGTTACAGGAGTCAGCGAGCAGTGGCTTGCACCTGTTAAGCCTGCGTTTATGCAGTTAGTTAACAAGGCACTATCTGATGATGTGTCTGACGAAGATTTAGAGCAGGCAATAACAAGGGCTGCTGACACAATGCCAGAAATGTTTGACCAACTAAACACAAAGGCATTGCAAGAGGCTATGGAGAGAAACATGGGGGCAGCAATGGTGAATGGTGCCAACAAACGATTTGAACAATCGCCTCTGCCCAAGTTGGAAAAGTGACAATGGCAAACATCAAAAACGGGATAACTGTGCAAGTGCCTAATTTTAGCGCACTGAAGCTAGACAGTGATGCTGTTACTGATGTGTTAACCATTGGAGCAAGGGCAACTAGCAACTACCTAAAGAAGTTTTACCGCGAGAAGGACAGCAAAGAGCCGAATAAACTAGGCGGCAGGCGCACGCATTTCTGGAATAGGCAAGTAGGGGGCAATGTCCAAACGCCAAAGACTGAAGGCGACAAGGTAATAGTGGCAATTGACAACTCTATTTTGCCGCACAAGGTTAAGGGCGGGACAATTAAGGCAAAGCGCACAAAGTATCTGACAATTCCGCTGATTGCAGAGGCTTACGCAAAGCCTGCACGCAGTTTTGATGATCTGATATTCATAGAGTCAAAGAAGGGCAACAAACTGTTAGCAAAGCCAGAGAAGAAAAGAAGCACTGCCCGAAAGTTTAACCCCAAAAGCGAGGCAAAGAAGCGCAAGCCAAACACTAGGAGGCAACAAAGAAGTCAGCAGCCTCTTGGCCTGCGTGTTGACAGACCAAGCCCACAGCCAGAGCGGGAAGAGAGCAAAATCACACCTTACTATCTGCTTAAAGAGCAAGTTACGCAAAAGCCTTGGCCAAATAGCATCCCAAAGGATGAGCAGATCAGCGAGGTAGCAATGAAGGCAATGTTAAGGAGGATTGAAAGGCTAACAGAAAGGAAAGCTGCTTGATGCCTTTGCCAACTCCTAGCAATGAAACACGTGACCAATTTACCGATAGATGCATTATCGACCCTGTCATGTTGCGGGAATACCCTGACGACAAGCAGAGGTTTGCAGTCTGTATTAGTCAGTACAGTGCAGTGCAGGCTAAAGAGGACAAGCCACTTAATAAGCCATTTCGCACGCCAGACGGGCCGCGCAAGTTTGCTGTTTATGTCAAAAACGACAAAGGCAATGTTGTCAAAGTTGGCTTTGGCGATCCAGACATGGAAATTAAGCGGGACGATGACGAGGCTAGGCAGAATTTTAGAAAGCGATTCCAGTGCGACACAAACCCCGGCCCGAAATGGAAGGCTAAGTATTGGTCATGTCGTATGTGGGAGTCAGGCAAAACAGTTGACGATGTGTTGACTGCTGAATACGTAGAAAAGGAATACAAAGAATACATGGCTAAACGAACATATCCAACAAGCGGCATTGTTCATGCAATCAGTTCGGAGATACTAGGCGACGATCTGCCTAGTGACATCCAATACCTGCCGCCGGGGCAACACAGCATAACGGCAAGCAAGAACGGCAAGCCTGCTGATTTAACTTTAAATGTAACCGCTAAAACCGCCGACAGGCTGCAAAAATCCTACGAGAAAATCACAGCAGGAGATCGGGAGCAGGTTTTTATTGATTTCAACCACGACGACAAGGAGGCGAGTGGTTGGGTTACTGGATTCTATTGGGCAGGTGATGACGCAGAGGAAGGCGGCGTGCGTGCTAAAGTAGAATGGACAAGCAAAGGCGAGGAAGCCTTGCAAGGTAGGAATTACCGCAAATTTTCCCCGACATTTACCCTTAACGCTAAGGGAGAAATAGACGGGACAACTTTAAATGCAGGAGGTCTTGTTAATCGGCCAGCGTTTAAAGACATAACACCGATTGTTGCCACTGACGGCAGCGATCAAAACGTAAAAAGTCAAATGGACGAAGAAAAAGAACAAATGACATCGGGCGAGTACGATAAGGAAAAGCTCATGTCTCAGTTGGCCGAAAAAGACGAGGAGGTCAAATCCTTAAAGGCCAAAATCGCAGCACTAGAAGAGGACAAAGACAAGGACAGCGAAGTCGCTGCCAAGTCTGCTGTCGATCGTGCTGTAGAGGAGGGACGAATCCCGGCAAAAGATGAAGAGGTTAAAGCCAAATGGGTTAACACCCTAAAGGCAGACCCCTCTGCAATCTCTTTGCTTAATTCAATCCCTGTAAACCCTGCACTGTCGCGTGTGGTAAACGCCAAGCGTGGTGGTAACGAAAAATTCGCAACGAACCAAGAGGAGCAGATGCGTGCAGTTAACGAGTACAAAGCTCAAAACGGCACATCGTTTGAGGCTGCTTTTAACGCGGTTCGTTACGACAAACCTGAACTGTTTAACTAAAAGAAAAAATGGCTGGTACATTAACTAGAGACGTAGCGATCTTTTCGTTTGAAAGTTCGGCAGACTTAACCGGCAAAGAAGGTTATGCAGTCGAGGTGGAAAGCGGAAAGGTAGAGCTTTGGGATGGCACTGGGGAACCATTTGGCGTTGTGCTAGATGGCGAAACTACTGCCGGTAGAAATACGGTTGCAACATTTGCGGCTGCAAGCGGCACTGTTAAGGTGAAGCTCGCAGGCACTGTTACTGCTGGAATGTTGTTGGAGATTGCTTCTGGGGGCAAATTCCAAGAGCGCACTGGCACCAATGACAGTTATGCAATGGCAATCGAGGATGGTGTTGCTGATGAAATGGTTGAAGCGGCATTGTGCAAGTACAACAAGTAATTGTTTAAGGAGATAATACAATGGGATTAAGATCAGAAGCATCAGTTAACCCGACATTAACCAACTATGCATCAGGCGTTGTTAACGACCTGACAAGTGCAGTTGCAGAGTTCATTGCCCCAACGGTAACTGTTCCTGCGACTATCGGGCAGTATAAGGCATACGACAACAAGAATGCCTTTCAAACCTATGACACCTCTAGGGGCGTAGGTGGATCTGCGAAACGCATCTTTATGGATGTAAGCGAGCCAACATATAACTGCATTCCGCAAGCTCTGGAAATCACAATTGACGATTCAGAACGGGACGCAGCAGGTACTACTAACCCGCTTGATTTGGAACAGGCCAAGGTGAAGACTCTTGTGCAAAGCTCTGTGCTTTCGCATGAGAAAGATGTGTTCACCACAATCAACGCTGCCGTAGCCTCTGACACTTCAACAACTGTTGGCGGTGGTTCATTGGGCGATTGGAGCAGTTCAAGTGTCGATCCTATCGAGCAGCTTGATTCTTTGATTGAAGGCATTGCCAAGGACACTGGCCAGATGGCTAATGGTATCCTGATGGGAATGGGCGCATGGCGTTTGTTTCGTGCTAACGACAAAGTTGTAGCCAAGCAACCCGGTGCCGCTCTTATTGGCCTAAATGTTGGTCAAGCCTCTTCAATGCTGGTTAACCCCGGTATCGAGATCAAGGTTGGCACGCTTGCCTACGATACCACTAAGCAGGGCAAGACACGCAGCAACGCTTTCGTTAACGGAAACGAAGTCTACGTGTTTGTTCGCAGTGGTAGCCCAACCATTTATGATCCAAGCGCAGTGAAAACTTTTGCTGGTGGTCGCGGTGGTGTAAGTGCGGTTCGTCAATATCGTGACGAGTCAAGCAGAAGTGATGTTTATGCGGTTGATTGGAGTCGTGACGTTAAAGTCACCTCTAGTATCTGCATTAAGCGCACAACTGCTTCCTAATGGTTAAGGGGCAGGGAGGTTTTACTAATTTGCCTCCCTGCCTCTATTTTTTAAAAATTAGAAACAGAGGAATTTAAAGAAATGGGAAATCCGCTTTGGTGTAACAACGTAGTGCCAACAGGCGCAGGCACGGGCCGCGTCAGCCAGACAGGCGAGCAATCAATTGCTGCCAACTCTAGTCGCACAAGCATAACTTTACAGAATTTGGGCACAGACGAAATCTATGTTCGTCTTGATGCCACCACACCAACATCGTCCAACGCACATTACATTCTTTCTGCCCCGTCAATTAGCCTTGGCGGCGATGGCGGGTTTTTGAAAGTAGACGGATATGTTGGGGCAATGAAAGTGCACGCCGGGGGCAGTAGCTTCACCGTACAAATTGTTGAGTATCAAACAACATGAGCGCAACATTAGTAACACCAAAAACCACTAGCGGCGGGGAGATAATCCGCGAGTTAGTCAACGCCTCAGACGGCGCGGGTCTGCATTTTGAGAG